CCACCTGACCAGATTCATCCGGAGCGCGCAGCGGGACTCGCGCTCCACCGAACCAACGACTGAGCCGAGACCACTCGAGCCCGAAGGCAGACATCCATCATGGCAATCACCGTACTGTCCGACGTTTTCAACCCCGAGATCCTCGTCGAGGCCGTTCAAGGCGAGTTCAACCAGAAGAAAGCCTTCATGGATTCGCTGCTGGTTCGCACCGGCGCGCTGACCGTGAACGGCACCATGCCCGAATCTGGGCGAGACGCGATCGGGAAGCAGATTACGGTTCCGTACTTCGGAACGCTGGGGGAGTTCGCCAACAACCCAGATGGATCTGCGGCGACGCCGGCCAAGATTCAGCAGGTCAGCGAAGTCTCGGCCATCACTCGCGACTCCATGGCGTTTGCTGTGTCTCGCTGGGCGCAGGGCAACGCCGCGGTGAATCCGAACGTCGGTGACCCCTACGAGGAGTCGGCACGCCAGATCAAGGAAGCCGCCATTCGCGCGATGGATTCTCGCAGCATCACGGCGGCGAAGGCCGCGGGTGTCTACCTCAAGGACGTGTACAGCTCGACCGTTCCGAAGACGCTCGACTGGGATCTCGTCGTCGACGCGAAGGCGGACGGCTGGGGCGACGAGATGTCCGACATCGTCGGCATGCTCATCCACTCCCACACCCACAAGGACCTGATGAAGATGAAGGACGGCACTGGGCGTCCTCTCTGGGTCAAGCAGATCGACTCTTCCTTCTCGGAGGGTGGTCCGATCGAAACGTGGTGCGGCGTTCCGCTGATCGTGAGCGATCGCGTTCCGCTCGACTCGTCGACCATGGGCGCCGTGACCAGCTCGGGCACCACCCCGCCGGTTGCAACCCTGACGGGAACGCCACTCGGTCCGTGGAAGCTCGTCATCGACTGCATGCTGAGCCACGCCTCCGATACCCTCATTCGGTTCAGCACCGATGGTGGAAACACCTGGAGCGCGAACATCGCCGCGACGGACAGCGGCACGCCGGTGGCGCTCATCGACACCAACATCGACTCGCTGGTTGGCGTGAATGGCAAGACGGGCATCTCGGTGGCGTTCGCCGCCGGCACGTTCAACGCCGACAACCTCTGGACGGCAACGGCATCGCTCAAGGTCATGACCATGCTCCTGAAGCGTGGTGCGATGGCCTTCTGGTTCAATCAGGCGGCGTTGGGGCTGCAAACGGACGAGAACATCCTCGACGACACGGACATCGGCGCGATGCACCTCTACTCGGTGGCGCATCGCTACCGCCGAGCTCGCGGCGGAACCAAGGCCGGCGTCGTCCAGATCACGCACAACGTCAGCGGCTACTGAGCGCGCGTCGCTCGTAGCCCGGGCCCATCGGCAAAGACTGAACCCAAGGGACACACATGCCCACCGTCGACGAACGCTACCAGGCCAAGCTCCTTGCTCGAGCTCGCGGGACCACCGAGGTCACCGTGCACCCACCGAGCATCGAGTCGCTCACGCACCCGCAGGATCGCTACCAAGCGAAGCTCGTGGCGCACCAGAAACGGCTCGATGCGGGTGGTGGACAGAGTGCAGACAACCCCGTGCTCGACGAGATCATCCAGGTCGCCACGGCGCTGGAGATGGACTCGGGGCACATCGCCGAGCTTCGGGAGCATCTCGCCACGCTTTCAGCCGAGGAGCTCCAAGAGCAGCTCGTGATGGCGAAGCGCGACCTGCGCCGCAAGCAGAAGGACGCCGAAGCGAAAGCCAAGGCCGAGTCCGACGCTGCCAAAGAGGCCGAGAAGAAGGCCGCTGCCGACGCAAAGGCCGCAGAAGCCAAGGCGAAGGCAGAAGCCGAAGCGAAAGCCAAGGCCGAGTCCGACGCCAAGAAGAGCTGACGTGTCCGACGTCGGCTCCCCCCGGCGCTACTACCTGCTGAAGAGGAACACGTATCGGCGCCTGGAAGAAACGGCGCTCGAAGGCGTGTACCAGTGGAAGCAGGGAGAAGAGTCGGGGTCTGCTCTCCCGAGCACCTTCCCCTTTCGCACCGAGCTCGCAGCGGTTGGCTACACCGCGCGCGAAGACCTGATCGGTGCAGATACGACCGAGCTCACGCGCAACGTGGGCCTGACCCTACCCGATGCCGAAGCGGTTCTCGCCGCCTTCGCGAATCTCTGAGGAATCATGGGACTCTTTCTGAACGGCAAGTACCGCAAGCTCGGGCAGCTCTTCTCCGTCACGCTGGCACAGCTCAAAGCCGTCGACGTGCAGGACAACGAATCCGGCGAACTCGCCACGCTCGTGGGCGGTCTGACGTACCAGTACGACCCCACGAGCGTACTCGCGGCCGACGACATCTTCGTCATCGCTCCTGGAAACAACCAGGCCGGCCGCTACGTGCTGGCGCAGATGTGCCCGTTCGACATCGCGCTACCCATCAACGCAGCCCTGGCAGATGCCGCGGTGCTCGCAGCGGTTCCGGCTGGCTGGGTGCTCGCGATCGGTCGTTGCTACTGGGAGATCACCGCTAACTGGACGGGTGGCTCCTCGAGCACCATCGGACTCTCGAGCTCCGTTGCCCCGCACAGCACCAAGGGTGACCTGCTCGGTGGCGCAGCCGGCGACACGGACGCCACGCTCACCGCAGCGAACGGCAAGGTTCTCGGGACCGTCGGTGCCGACTTGGCGACCGGCATCCTGATCAAGGGCGCCGCGAACATTCGCCACGATCTCATCACCTCCGACCACACCGCCGGCACCGGCTTCGCGCATCTGGTCGGCACTCGCCTGGCCTGATCCGTGGCCAACCCGCTCGACATCGAGCTCCACGCATCCGGCGCGGAGAGCGCACCGGGTTCTGGGGCCGCTGTCGACATCGGGAGTACTCGCTCCTGCGTCGAGATCAAGCTCGAGGTCACGGCGCTTTCGGGCTCAGCGGAGCCTACGCTTACGGTTTCCGTTGAGACCAGCCCAACGGGGGCGGGTTCGTGGAAGTCGATCGGGCAGTTCTCGACGACCGATCAAGTCGGGTTCGAGAAGCTCGTCTTTGCCGGATGCGAGCGGTACGTGCGCGCCGTCTGGTCGTTCACGGGTACGACGCCGAGCGCGACGTTTGTTGTCTCGGGTCAGGCGCACCAGCTCTACGCGGATCTCGGTGACTTGCGTTTGCCGGATGGTTCGCTCGACGACATCGCCGCAACGACGCAGGCCGCTGGCCTTCTCAGGGCTACCGGCCAGGCCGCCAGCGCTCTCGCGAGCTCCAACACATTGCCGATCGTGCAGTGGGGAGCCGACATTCGTGGGGCGGTGAAGGACATCGCGCTCTACCACATCATCAGCGATCGTGGGTTCAACCCAGATGGCCCTGACGCTGTCATCGTGAAGCGTCACGACGACGCGTTGGCGTGGTTCAAGGAAGTGGCAGCGGGACGACAGCAGCCCGATGGGCTCGTCGACTCCACGTCGGAAGTTTTCGAGGGAGGCTCCTACGCAGTGAGCACGCCCTCTCGCGGTTGGTGACATGGCGCTCAAGATCACCGGCGACTTCGCAAAGGTCGATCGGTGGGCGAAGAGGCTACGCGACCTCGAGAAAACGAAGCGCGCGCTCCTCGCCAACATCGGCGAAGAAGCTGTCGAGCTCGTGAAAGAGGGCTTCGATCGCCAGGGTGACCCGTACGGGAAAGCCTGGAAGGGTACGAAGCGCGGCGGTCGGATCCTTCAGGACACCGGCGCGCTCAAGAACAGCTTCCACCGGAAGTCGCTCTCGAGCTCCCGCGTCGTCATCGGTCCCGGTGTTGGGTACGCGGGCTTCCATCAGAGCGGCACGAGCCGAATGGTGGCGCGCCCGATGCTACCGAATCGGGGACTTCCGAAGACTTGGTCGACTCGTATCAAAGCGATCGCTGAAGAGGTCATGCGCCGGGCGCTGACTTGAAGCCGTGGCATCGGAACTCGACTTTCTCTGCGACGCGATCGCAACCGACTACATTGCGCGAACAAGCGATACCGCCATCGTCTTTCGCGTTGGCCAGTTGAAGCGAGCGCAGAACGACAAGCCGAAGCGTGTCGTGTTCGTCGGCGACAGCGGCAGAGTCGTTCCGAGCAAGTTCACCAGCTCGCACTCGAAGACGCCGATTGCGGCACTGGCCGAGAACGTCACCGCTCACATCTACGCTCCCGATCGCGAGCAGGCTGACCTGGTCTTCCTGGAGCTCATTCGGTCCTACGACATCGTGCTCGGCAACGCCTGGCAGGAACGGTCGGGCGACTACGAGCGCTCCACCGAGACGGAAGAGGGCGCTGGTCACACCCGTCGAGGCCACGTGATTCACTTCGAGTCCGTCTGGCGCATCACGAAGTCCGAAGCACAGCGCGAGATCGTGACGCTCGAAAGCGACGACCACGCCGAACCCCACGAACACTGGGAATAGATTCATGAGTAAGCGGGACAATCCCGAGGGCGACAAGCCTTCGGACGAAAGCAAAGAAGCGCCTCTGGCCGACAAGGGCCCGAAGCGTCTGCCGCCCAACGACTGGGCGAAGGCGCGCGGATACCTGCTCTCGCCGAACGTCACGGCAAACGAAGTGCTCGGCACCGGTCCGCACTGGGATTGGAAGCACGCCGCAGCCGACGCCATGCACGGCTGGAAGCACCACGAGTTCCACGCGGGCGCTCCGTTGCTGCTCACCGCAGAGGACTACGACGCAGCGATCAAAGCCGCGACGAAGCCCGAAGGTCACCCGGAGCAACACGCTCCCGCAGTCTCCCCGCACTTGAAGCCTCAGGAGTGACATGTCCGCACCCTCGCAGACGATCACCGTCAACGATCCTGGCCTTGGAGTTGTCGCACCTGCGACGTCCATCCCCTGCGTGATCGGCGCGGCGTCCATCGGCACGAACAACGTGATGAAGAGCTACCAGTCGATCCCCGAACTGGTGGCGGCACACGGACAGGGCCAAGGCGTCGAAGCGGCGGCTCACATTCTCGCGGTTGCAGGTGGCCCCGTTCGTTTCATGAAGATGGCGACGTCGGTCGCTTCCTCCAACGGCTCGGTCACGAAGACCGCCGTCGCTGGCGGCACGAGCACGGGCACCATCACGGTCGGCGGTACGCCGCTGGACGACTACGAGCTCGAGGTGCGCATCACGAAGACCGGAGCTCTAGGCGTCGGCGCCTTCAAGTACTCGCTCGACGACGGGAACACCTACTCGGAGAGCATCACGATTCCGGCGGGTGGTACGTACCTCATGCCGAACACGGGCATCACGCTCACGTTCGTGCCGGGCGCTGGGCCCGTCATCTTCGAGCTCGGCGACGCACACGCGGCCGACTTCGTTGCGGCGATGTGGAACTCCACCGACCTCGGCAACGCTGTCACGGCGCTGCTCGCGGACTCGACGACGTGGAACTTTCTCGTGTGCGCCGGCAAGATCGCCACGGCTTCCGCCGCCAACACCATCATGGCGGCGCTCGATACACACCTCACCAGTTTCGCGAACCAGTTCCGCTATGTGCGCGCCTTCCTGGATGGCAGCAAGGACATCGCGGCGACAACAATCTCCGCCTTCTCGACTACGAGTCGCCG